ACATCGGCTGATATATGTCAGCCGATGTATATCGAACATAGAGACTGGTTGATAAAAACATCTAGAAGATTTTATCAATTAGAAGTTTGGAAACAAATGGGAGGTAAAGTAGTAAACAAATACCTACCAGATGTAGAAGAAACATAGTATAATAATAGGAAATAAGGAGACAAAAATGAATAGAAACATAGACGACGAAGGTAACTATTGTCTAGGCGGATCAGATGCTAATAGGCTGATGCGAGGAGAATGGTTAGATTTGTATAAAGAAATCAAAGATAAGAAACCAAGAGATGACTTATCAAAAGTATTGCAAGTACAAATAGGTATAGCTACTGAGAAAGTTAATCTTGATTTCTTACAGTATGAAATAGAACAGGAGGTATTTAGAGATATAACTGTTGATCCAGATGATAAAAACAAATGGATGAGGTCATCATTAGATGGTATGACAGATGAAACTCACACACCTTGTGAAGCTAAACATACATATCAAGATAACAGAATGGAAGTGTTAGCAGAAAACTACTACCCTCAATTGCAACATTACATGATACATACACAAAAAGATTCAATGTATTTGTCAGCAATCTTTGGTAATAGAAGATTTGAATACACTCTCATTGAAGCTGATTATACTTATCAAAAGAAATTATTAGCAGTAGAGGAATGGTTTATTGAACATCTCAATGAGAACAAAGAACCTAAAGCATATAGAGACTTACCTACTGTTGATAAAAAAGATATCAAACTAGATGGTATGAAACAATACGATATGAAAGATAACAGCAAATGGAAAGACTTTGTTAAACAATATAAAACAGTCAAACCATATGCTGATGAGTACGAGAATTGTAAGAAAGCAATCAAAGGTTTAGTACCGGATGATTGCTATCGAGCAAGTGGGGACGGTGTCGTGGTGACTCGTAACCGAAGAAACATACTAACCATTAAGGAGGAAAGTAATGGAAAGTAACTATACACAAAGTCTGATTAAGAAATTTAAAGAGGACTATAAACTAGATGCCTCTGATTTTTGGTTGCATAAGCAAAGCAAGAATTGGATCATCAAACACAACGCTCTTGAGAAAGTAGCAGCTCAAGAAAATATTATGTGGAAACTAGAAGTATTAAACTTTAATCCAGATATCGTTGTGAAATGTATTGCTACTAGTGGAGAAAGGGTTATAGAATCACTAGGCGAAGCGTCACCTAAGAATACTATAATCAATCATCCATATGCAATGGCAGAGAAGAGAGCAGTAGATAGATGTATCTTGAAACTACTCAACGCTCACGCTTACATCTACTCAGAAGCTGAGTCAGATGACTTTAGAGAACCAGTAGGTAACAAGGTTAAGTTAGCTGCTAATAATAAAATTGATAATATCAAAGGAGATATAGAAGATGAGTAAAGATAAAGTAACAAACATAGACAAAACACCTAATGATTTTGTTAAAGAAAAAGCAGAACAAGAATGGCTTAATGATCCAAACCATCAAGACTATGAGTTCACTAATCCTATAACAAATGAAAAAGAATCTGAACCAAGATTTTTAGTTAGAGGTAGATTAGCACAATGGACACATTACATTGTTGATGAATTAAATCGTTTAAATAATGTATATGCTAAGTGTAAAGTAATTATGAACGCTATAGATGAACAAGTAGCTAAAGAAAAGGAGTCTAACAATGGCTAATGACTTAAACAAAATCTGTTTAATAGGGAGGCTTGGCAAGGATGCCGAGCTTCTCACGTCAAACAGAGGCACACAATACATGAAGTTTACTATGGCTACCAACAGAAATGTAGGTAAAGAAGAGAGAACTGAATGGCATAATATAACTGTATGGAATGAAAAACTTGTAGAAAACCTACACCCATATTTAACTAAAGGTAAACAAATATACCTTGAGGGATTGGCTACTGTATGGAAGAAAGATGAAAACAATACTATACCTTTCATTGAAGTAAGTTATGGACATCACATACAATTATTAGGTAATAAAGGGGACGACTCGAAGGCACCCAAAAATGCCGAAGAGGAGAGCCCTTTTGATCCAGGAGTACCATTTTAATGACACCAAAACAATTATATGTTTTTGAGTTTATTAAAAGTAAGATAGGGGACGATGGAGTGTCCCCTACTTATAATGAAATACAAAATTACTGTGAGTTATCTTCTATAAGTCAAGCTTATAAGGTTGTCGATAGTCTTATAAAAAAAGGATATATAGAAAAAGAGGGACATGGTAATAGACAACTCATTATAAAACAAACAACTGACCATTTTTAGCCAGACAAGATATGGCAAAAATGAAACATACAAAACAAGAAAAGGAATTGATGAAAGAGATGGTAGAGTATGGATGTGTAGTGTGTAGAAAACACTATCACATTTATACTCCGCCTAACATACATCACTTTCGAAAAGGGATGGGCATGGGTCAACGGTCACGTTTATTCATCCCACTCTGCTGGAATCATCATCAACATCCAAAGCATGGTATACATGGAGTCACCAAATCATGGATTGCTAAGTATGGAACAGAGCAAGAATTGTTAGATTATTACTACGCTACTGTAAAGGATTATCTGAACGAGCTTTAATCTCTTCTACTTTTGCTTTGAGTACAGCAATTTCAGCCTTGTTAATAGCTATGTCTTGCTCCAGAGGTTTAATATCTGGGGCAGACCTAGCTTCAAGCACATCCACTCTCTGAATCAATTGACCTTGAAATACAAATAGACCAGCTATTGTAATCACAAGACCTACACCTGTAGCAATTGTTTTAATATCCACGTATCCTCCTTAAATGTTCTTTAGCCCTAATCACTTCATCAACAGCTTCTTCAACTTTCCTTTGATAAAGAAAGACTGGATCATTATAGCTAACTTGAGTCTCAGCATATATATTCCTACCATCGCTATAGTTTCTCGAATAGTATTCATCTATATTACCTCCATCAATTGTTGGTTGTATTAATATATCTTCATTCATATTAGTGTACGAATCAAGGTTTCCTGTAACCATTAGGCTGGCTACGATGTTAGATGTAGCTATTAATTGTTGATCTAACTCTTTGATAGTTTGAGCTACTTGCTTCTCTATATCTTCTACTTGAATAGATTGGCTAGCCACTTCCGAAACTTCTGCATCGGACTCAACTCCACTTCCAGAGTCTGGATCGGTTTGGGAGCTGGCTTGATTTCCACTTTCGGTTCCACTGGTTTCGGAATTGGTCGTTGCATCGCTGTTGGATTCTTCGCCTTGAGTACTGTTGACTTCTGATTCAGATAAGCTTTCAGTTCCTCTGGACTCCTCTTCTCCACTTGCGACTGTGATTTCTTCTTCAGCTTCAGTGTTGCTTTCGATAGTTTGATTTTGTTCATTACTTCCTCCTGGGATTTCTCCTGTTGGTTCAATTGTTTCTGTAATTTCAGATGTTTCTTCAAAGCTTTCGACTTCTGTTGCGAACGCCTCGATGGTCTGCGGTTCTTCATAAGCAACCTCCTCGAATATGTTTATTATACCAGTATTAATTTCTTCTTGAGCAAGTTCCTCAATAAATATCTCTTCAATAAAAAGTGTAATAATTTCTGGTTCAATATACTCTTCGAATGTAATTTGTTCGATGGGTATAAATTCTATTATTTCGATCTCATTTTCTAATTCTGTTACTGAAGTAATTGCAGTAACAATCTCTTCAGTTTGTGTAGCTGTTAATACTGTTGGATCATAGGTCATGGTAACTTCTACATTATCAATGTTAGGACCACCCAAGCCACCAACAACACCATTACTGTCAGCACCACTAATAATAATACCTCCCCTATTAGAGCCACTCTGTGTATACGTAACAGAATCGCTGAAATCTTTTCCATTAATTCCTGTAACATTAAACCTCTCCTGTGTTGTTGTAGCTAACACGTTATTGTTTGAATCTTTTATTTGTAATTGAATCGTAAAGCTATCAGCTGGTCCAGATCCTCCCCAACATTGAGCTACTCCACATTCGCCATTCTGAACTTGGACGTTAGAGTTAAGAGTAATGCCATTATCAAGCATAGGTTGAGTTATATTATCAGTGATTAGATTGAATGATTGCTCAATACTGCCACTAACTCCAAACTCTAAGTCGTAATTCGATCCACAACAATCGTTTAATACTGTTACTTCGCCAGTAGTGGTCCAATTGTTTGAGTTTCCTGATTCGAATGTGCCATTTAAAATGAGGTTCCCAGTTGTATCTGCGGAAGAACTGGGAACCAGAGTAAAAATGAAAAATAATAATACTATTATATTCTTTATTGATTCCATGTCATAGACCTTTTAGATGTTTGATCTGTCAATTCTTTTTTACGTTTTTCCATCCATCTCTCTTTAGCTTTAGCTCCAATCAATCCCTCGATGGGGCATGGCGTACCGGCATCCATCATGGCTTGCCATACATTCTCATCTTGACACATGAGGGAAATGGCTGCTACTTTCATGCCAAGTTTGGCTAATACAGCTACAGATTTTCTACGCTCACATTCCTTATCTATGATATAGGAGCCTACAGATGCCGAAAAAGAGAGTACAGTTAGTCCACCAGCAAGGGGAATGACACAAGAGTCCTGTCCATACACGCTCATAGAGGGCGCTGAGGCGCTGTTTACGGCTGTTTTCTGATTAGTGCTAT